AATGGAAATCAAGTTGTTACTTTAGGTGTTAAATCAGTATTAAAGGCACAGGAAAAAGCAACTGCTGGTTCTTTGTTAGCAAAATATGATTGGTACGTTGTAAGAAAATATGAAACATCAAAAGCTATTCCTACAGAAATAAAAACTTATAGAACTGCGGTTAGAACTGCTTGTGCGACAAGAGAAACAGAGATTGATAACTGTGCAGATACAGCAGCCTTAGTTACTCTTTATGGTTCGACAGAAAAAGATGGTGTTGTAACACCTAACATGACACAATATCCAGTAGATCCTAACGGGTAGATTCCTGCATTTGTCTTGTCATTAACCCCATAGTGACGTAAAGAGGAGACAGGGCTACAATAAGCAGTAATACAAGCACACTTGTAAAAGACAGTGCTTTTAGTATCGCAAATTTAATCATGTTTCAAAAAATCGCTAATGTTCTTAGCATTGTTTCTTTTCTTATGGTAGCTTCCATGAGTGGTGGAACGTACTTTGCATATAAATATGTAACATCAGAGCAATTTAAAGCAAAAGTAATGAATGAAATTATGGGAAATGTTCAAACCCTAATGCCTAAAGTACTAGATAACGCTATGCCCGAAATATCTGGCCCATCTATTCCTATTCCTAAAAAATGAACTGTTGGCACTGTAATACTGAACTAATCTGGGGTGCTGATGCAGATATAGAGGAAGATTTTCAACCTGTTCTATATCAAGAGTATTCAATGGTTAGTAATTTCTCCTGTCCTAAATGCGACTCATATGTAGAAGTTTATAAAAGAAGAGATGCCTATGACTGAAATTCGTGAAATAGTAATACCGCAGATACCTCAGATAAATGTAAATACTTATATTTCTACCCCTTTACCTATTTTAAATGTACCTTTACCAAATATAGATTTACCTGGGTGTGTTAAAACTCATAGAGATGCAAGTGTAAAAAATACACAAATAATTGAAGATGATGTAAATGGAGCGTTTTATAGCTGCCCTGAAGGTAAGATACCTTCTTTCGTCCCGATAAATTATGACAGGAAAAAAATTGAAATTGTAGAGCAAAAGCAAGAGAAGCCTGTAAATAATGCTAATATCCCAGAACCTAAGACACCTGAGATTCCCGATATTCCAAAAGAAAAAGAAGCTATAAAAATAGAACCTTGCCCAGGTAGTAAAGATCAACGAGTTGGAGACTTTCGTAACGAAAAACGATTGGAACGTGTCATCGGGCATGAAAGAGGTGATGATGGGATTGAGTGCATAACTCTATATGAAAACGTTCCTTTTGTGGATCAATACATCCCAGAACCGAGCACTATTGTTTCTACTGCTGTTATCGGCCTTGTGGCTGCGAGTTCTCCTCTTATTCTCAATATAATCAAACCAGCTATAAAAAATATCGTTAAAAAACTGACAAAGAAGAAAGATAAGGTAGAATAATAATCCGTAGATGAGTTTAATACCCGTGACTTGTCTACTGCTAATTTGATGTATAATAGATATTAAGCAAAGGAAGTTCTAACCACAGCTAACACTCCCTAGTTAGAAAGAGCTTTTGCTTACTTTAATTTGTGAGTATGTGGGATAACTTGATTAGCCTTCGGCACTAAATAAACATCTTTACAGATATTAAAAAAGGGACTATCGGCAGTCAGCATTATTCCCTCCTGTTTCAACTTTCCACATTCACGGATTCTTGCGATCTGCCAATCAAGCCTTTTGTTCTCCAGGACTTGCTTTTGTATAGAAATCTGTGTATCAGCAGCAGATTTACATTGATTTTGAAAACCTCTATCTAACGGAATACTAAACGTAGCTGATATTCCAAAGTTCAAAGCATAACTATCTTTATTCGTTCCAGAATAATTTTTTTGATTGAAAAGCACATTACCTGGGTTATCTGGCACACCATCGTCATTAGCATCTGTTGGATCGTAAAAAGGTGTTTCATAGTAATCCCGATAAGGCTTGAGGTAATTTGCTCCAAAAGTGGTGAATGGGCTAATAGATAAGGTTGGCCCTTGGCATACAATATTGCCACCATACTGATTAGTTGTCATATTACCCGTAAGCGTTTGTACAGCCATATTCGTGACGCTTCCGTTGTTTGACTGACTTACAGCATTAGCTAAAACCTGTGCAGGAGATAGCAGAATTACTGAGAGAACACTGAGGTACTTGTAACTACGCTTGTTGACTCTATATTTCTTTGGATCGTTGTCACGTTTGATACCCCACCTGGGCCACGATAAGTTTCTGTAAATTGAAATGCGTTCCCAGAAGTTTGATCGGCTAGAGTAAATACTGGCTTGTTGTCTGTTGATAGATCTAGTCCTGTCCATGTCTGACTTTCTCCATTTATAGTCCCTGTAACATCCGTTGTATTTGGAGCGACTGATCCATCGGTTGTGACTCCCAATCCAGTAACAGTGTACTCATAAGAATTACCAAAATAATCTGTAGAAGTAATAGTCTCACTGATTGAGGTTGTTGTATTTGTGGTGCTACTAAGCGTACCCGTTGTGAAGTTGGGCACAATAGGTTGTGATTTAACAGGTATGGCATACAACAGAAGCAACAATAAGAGCTTTTTCATAAATCATCTTATAGTTAGCTCCGTTACGAATTGTCCTGTAACAGTAGATCCTGCCCCACCTTCATTTATTCCAGTAATTGCATGAGCAGATGTAGGTGTTCCACCTGATCCTGTACCAGAACCAGCAACAGTTGAAATTACGCTACCAAAGTTAGGAACTGTTCCAGCAGTAATACTGGTGTTGCTGCTTGGAATCGTGTCGGCTGCTGTGAATGATTCCGATAATGACCACGTTGTAGCACAATCTGAATCGCAACCATTTATGGAATAATTACCAGCACTTAGAGTTACTGCACCATTACTTACAGATAAACCCCCTAATTGATCGTTAGTATTACTCGTTCCAATATTTTGTCCTTGAGCAGAATACGATGCTCCCATGCGTGTTGCCTGTGTCATAGCAGCGTCAACTTTTACACTTACACTTGTAGTAAATTTTGAAGTTATGTCAGCATAAGCTGGTGCTGATAATAACAGTAGTAAAGGTAGTAACTTCTTCATTTTTTACTGATACCAACATTGTTGTCTTTATTAGATACTACATTAAATGGCCTCTTTTTGCCATTTGCATTGTTTTTCACCTGTAATCCCATATTAGACATCACTGCCGACAGCAATCCAGCAGCGAAGGTCGTATCAATTTGCCTAATTGAATTTCCGAAATATGCGTAAGAAATGACCCCCAAACTCCAAAAAAGTATAATCATTTGCGTAATATTTGACAGAAGAGAAGGACCTTCTTTCTCCTCTTTCTCTTCTATTTCTGGGTCGGTTTTTGGGTCTTGAGTTGCCATAATCTTAGTGATATACTATAAATATAAGGATTGAGGCCAAGTTTGGCAAATAGCGGTAAAGTAGAAGTAGATACTACATACAAATGGTAAAGATTTTAAAGCCTATTCTTTTGGTATTTATTAAGTCCAAAGCAATGAAAAGATTGATCGTAGATCTGCTAAAAGCTATAGCTAAACAAACCGATAATTCAATAGACGATCAGGCAGTCGAATTTATTGAAGCCAGGATGTTCCCAGGATCTACAACAAATCTTCAGTGATATGAAGAACGATGGCTTCATAAGATTTATCTCAACTCCTCTGCCAATGGAGACACAGTTAGCAGTTGAGTTAAGATGCAGGGAAGTCATGAGTTGCGATGATATAGATAAGTTAAAGGCTTTTTGCATAGATATGATGAAAAATCATGCAAGAACAGAAGTTGTACTGTCCAACGCAATGATGCGTATGCTGGAGCTTGAAGCAAAATTAGCTGTCCTTCAGACACCACCAATTAAAAATAAATTATTTTACAAATTTCGTTTGTTTATAGAAAAAGTAAAACTTATAAGACAGATAAGACAGCACCAAAAGAATCACTCGCAACGAGCGTAGGCTGCCTGTTGTTTAGAAACTATTATCTCAGGATATTGGATCGTTTCCCATCTATGTCCACATTCATAACATTCTCTTCTACGAATGATTATAAATTTTGAATTTCTATCAGATCGGACAACCTTCTGATCGCTGTACATCTTACAGCCTGGGCACTCGACCCATGTTATTCTTTTCATTTTTATTTGTTGTAAATTGTTTTTAAGTAGGCAGTTTCGATAGCATTTCTTTGTTTTTCATATTCTCTGTTTGGCATATTTTCAAACAGGTATCTATCGGACAAATTGGCTAGTGCTTGGTGATACTGCTTTTCTGTCATTGGAACAATGTTTAGTCTTTCTGCTTTCTTCCGTCAATTCGTCTTTGTACAGATTCTCTCCACATTAACTCATCTTTGGCTTCAGCAATTTTATATTCTGAGCTAGTAAATTCACGTTGTAAAGCCTCATACGCTACTTTTCTAACCCATGCAGTACCACGCATACCCTCTTTGTCAGCTACTTTTTCTATAAGTTCTGCTCTATTTGGGTCGATTAGTACCTGATAATAGCTTTTGTTTCCGTGTTTGAGAGCCATTTACAATGTTGTTCTTGTACTACTCTACCACCAAATCGGCAAATCGGCTTTCTCAAGTTGCTTTTCCACATACTTTTTTCTAGCTTCTCTGCGTTTTTTAGTCTTTCCCTCACGGACTTCTCTAGCTTTTTTAAGAAAATCAATGATACTACCCAGATCTCTGGTGGTTGCTTTTGGAATCTCTTTGTACAGATCCTTCATTAGATCTGCTCGAATATTCTTCTGCATAGGCAACAGGCATTACCTCCATTAGGGTCTTGTAGTATTTTACTCCAAGCTGTTTATTATGCTTGGAGATATACCAACCATGTTCATTTTTGCAAATACCAATCATTTTTTCATCCTCCTTAATTTTTTAGATTGTACGCTTTTTGATGGTTTTCTAGTTTTTGGAGTTGTGGTACTCCTTGGTTTCATGGATGTCAGATGCCATCCGTTTCCTTTTGGGCAAGCATAGACATAAGAATGGTTTTTACCCCTTTTTCTCATGTCCGATGCTTCTTTCTTGGCCTCTTGTTGGGTGCGGTAAATAATCTTATTGCATTTATAACAATGCCCTAAGACTGACATACCTCTTTTTTCTATGAAATCTCCCAACTTATGCAGTGGGAGTCTATTCATTTATGTTTTGACCAATGTTTAATTAGAACTTCAAGTTCTTGGATTCGTTTTAACGCTGCGTTTATACGATCTTGTGTTGTCAATGAACTTCGCTCCACTTGTCACCAATAGACACTTCAGCTAATGCAGGAACATCGCCTAACCATTTTGCTTCCGCTTTTTCCATTGTAGTTTTAAGAATCTCAGCCCACTCATCTGCTAAATCTTCTTTAACAAGAAGAATTAATTCATCGTGAACGGCTGCTGCAATCCTTACTTTATCTTCGCCTGTTTCTTTAACTTTGACCCATAAATTACCTAATGCACACTTTAATATTGCAGCACCAGCACCCTGGATCGGTGTATTACATCTAACAGTAGTTCTATTAAGATCGCCTTTTAAGAATCTACGCATATTAGATACTGGAACTCTAGTCTCAGGCCATTCATCTCCTTCAGTGGATCGTGAAAGATAATTCATTTCTCTCTGCCAATCTCGAATACCACTATATGTATTGAGCCAGTTATCGCGAATCTTTACAGCTTCATCGTTTGACATGATGACACCACTGCTTCCAGCATATTTTCGTAAACCTTCAGCACCAGCACCATACAGCAGACCAAAGTTAGCGGACTTTGCAATCTGTCTGTCACATCCCATTTGTTCAGCCGTATAGTCATGCAAATCTTCACCACGCTGAAACGCAGCAGTCATATTTTTGTCTTTAGCCAGTGCAGCAGCAAGACGTAACTCCATCTGCGAAAAGTCAGCGTCAACAATTTTCCAACCCTGGGGAGCCTGTACACATTGTCTGAACTCTGAATCTCTTGGTATTTGTTGATTGTTTGGCTTGATACTGGACATTCTTCCTGTATCTGCCCCAAGTTGCATATATGATGCTCTGACAAATCCATCATCTGACATCTTATCCTGTATGCTTTCTATCATTTGTCTACGTTTTTCTCTACGTTTCCAAGTCATAAGTGTTTGGATCGTGGGAGAATCAGCAGCACAATTCTTCAAAGCATCTTTCGCAACACTAGGTTTACCTTCATTGTTCACTGGTGTATAACCTAAAACTAATTCAAGTTTTTCTAATAATTGTTTAGAACTTTTAATATTGAATCCAGCATATTTTTTAGTGCCTAGTCTGACTGAGCCTTGGTCTTTCGCACGAAGGTTGAACGAGCCATCCTCATTTCTAGGTAACTTTTTTCCAGATGGTAAGTCATTATCAAGCTCTCTGATAAATTCATTACCAAGTTCTTTAATGTCATCTTCATAATCAATGCGACACTGTTCTAACTCTTCTCTGTTCCAAGGTAGCCCAACTCTCCACATTTGTGCCATAGCTGGTAAAGCTCTACATTCTAATGTGTAAGCTCTATCTAACTGTGCATTCCTTATCTTTCTGTCCAATACTTGATCTAATTCAAGTAGTACTTCAATATCTTTTGCAGCGTATATTAACTGTTCTTTGGATAGATACTCAGCACCCCAATTAGACTTCTGTTGTTCTTTAGATATATTCATATCTAACTGTCTTTTAGCTAGTGCATCAAGACCGTGCTTAGTCTGTGGAATACCATTAGTAAGTAATCTGCTGGCTAACATACTGCAACGCACAAATCCTTCAGGATGTATGCCGTGTTCCTGTAGCCAACCGAGATCAAATACTGCGTTGTGTGCCAGCCAATATCTATTGGTACTACTGAAAAATTCTTCAAGGTAGTTCCAATCGCTACGCTCTAACTCAAAGCAATCAATAACCACTATGGTTCGAGAAGAAAAAGACCCCAACTGAATCAGTCGGAGTTTACCTTCTTCTGGTTGTAACTGTAGTGTTTCTGTATCAAACGCAAGACTGTGAGCAGTCTGCAATCTTTTTAATTCTGATATTCCGTAGTAAACAGAATATTCTTGTTTAGTAATTGTTGAGGTCATGGAAGAACCTATAAATATGCTTTATTATTGTAGCACAATAGATTAGTTTGTCCAGTAACTTATCTTTTTTTGTAAGGTACTTACACTAAGCCGTGTGCATATTGAAACATCAAGTCCATAACTAACAGCCTGTAGAACTTGACTGTGAAAATATTCTGGATCGTAATATTCAACTTGATTAACTTTTACTACTCTGTTTCTTTCTAAGTTTGAATACTCTGTATAACGCACAGTAGCTAGTGGACTATCTTCTGTAGGATTCTTTTCCTCGTAGATAGTGACGTTTATTATCGGTTCTTTCAATTACTATTGCTCCCAGAACTTTTGGTTTTCTTCTATATACCCAGAGCCATCTGTGTATAAACCTTCTTCCGTTCCAGTGGAAGAGTTTTCAACAACAATCGGTTTTGTATTAACCTCCTCTTTGTATAAACCTCCACTATCTTCCGAGGTTTTTACAAAACTAGGGTTTTTACAAATATCATTGTTGTTCAAATCCGTTCCAGTATCTACATTATTAGGTTTATACACATCATTTCGGGGTATATCACGCGTGAGGGAACTAAAAGACTTTGGTAATTCCTTTCCAACAGCTTTATAAAATTTAGATGGTCTACCACCTCTACTTTTAGTTTTTGGTACGTCAACTTCTTCAATTAACTTCTGATCTTCTAATTTATTCAAGCTATATACTATGGCACGTTTTCTGTGAGCACCACCAACAGTATCGTGATCCACCAAATCTTTAACGCACCAAGGTTTAGTTTCTGTTCTCATCAAACGCAATATATCCAAAGTATGTTTGTTTGGAGTGTCTATTACAACCTCTTCTGTACGATCTGGTGCAGGGCTTATAGAGTATGTGTAATCAGGTAGCAGGGTAAATATCATGCGAAGCCCTTCACGATCCTCTCTGGACTTCTCAACGCTGACTAATCTGCTATTTGCTGTAAGACCCATCTCAGCAGCATCATTCATTGACAACTTTTTCATATTCCAAGTTTCATCTACCGCATTTTTAATCGCAGTAGTTCCTCTGAACTTTCCTTCCTTGGTGTTGTGATGAATAATAATTATCGAACAAGCAGGAAAGTCCTGACCATTTCGTCTAACAAGTTTCTTGATAGGTAACGCATACTCTCTTCTATTTTCTTCGTATGGGTTGCTGTCATTACAACCATCCAAACTATCAATGACTACTAGATCGTAAGCATATTTATTTTGCATCTTTTTAAATCTGCTATACCACTGCATATCCCACTCAGTAACTACTCGAACATTTTTATCACATCCAATAAGTTTCATCTGCCTACGCAATATTCTTTCGTTTTGATCTCCATTCAACCAAAGTACCTTACCAACTGGCACGTTAACTAAAGCACCATAAACATTGAACGCTTTTCCATGTCCAATATGTTTAGCCACTGTCTGACACATAGCAGTCTTTCCTGTACCACCATCTGCATGAACCAACAAAGTCCAAGGTTTAGGCAGCAATCCTGGGATCAAATACTCAAAAGGTGTATCATCTAGCTCATCAATGGCTAAAGGTTTCTGACCCTTAGTTCTATTGAACATTTCGTGAGTATCAACTAATCTCTCAATCTCAGCAGCATTACCACGCTTCGCTTCAATAGCTAATTTATGGACCGCTTGGTTATGTAGTGCAGGGTTCTCATTCTTAGGATCATTGTCAATATCCATATATCGCTGAATGAGATCTTCACCATCCAACACTTCTTCTTTGTATCTAAGTGGGATAGCCTCTACATCTTCGATTAATTTATCTAGCCCAACCTGTTTAAATCTTTTTCTCTCTGGATCGACCTTATCTGCCAACTCAATAAGGTGAGACATATTGTATCTAGCACCATCATTTCTCCAAGTTGCATACCATCTAGCAGCACAAGGATCTTCACCCTCTTCCCAACAATGCTCATAGTCAGGATCTTTCTTAGACCATTCTGTCCAAAGTTCTAATCCTTCAATTCCTGGGAGTTCATTATTTATCATCGCACCTATTTCCCACCAATAGTGTTCTTGGTTAGGTCCTTTGTGTCCGATAACACTCAAGCAACCACTAACAATAGCAATTCTTTCTTCTTTGGTACGCTTACTCCATCTGTTATCTACATATTTAATATCGACATCCTGATTATTCTTTTTGTATTGATCTTTCATACGAGACAGTAGCCATTCTGGAGCAACTGGAACGTCAAACAGATCGCCTTCTAATTTATATTCGCCTTTACCTACACCTTTTTTGTGGTACTCACCAGCTATTACACCCTGTCCTCCCCATAAAACTTCCCAACCTTCCTGTCCAGCAGCAGTCTGTGAGATAGAAGCAACTTCAGTTACAAGATCCTGTGGAACTTTGAAAAGAAACTTAGCAGCATTTTTCCGAAGTGATGTAACTTTTGGTGCTTTTTTAAGATCTTTACCCCATTTCTTTTCTATGACACCCAAGTTTCTATCTACGTCAAATATCACAAGACCATCTGACTTTTGACCTGTGAATACACCAATCGCTTTAAACTTATCTGGTTCACGCTCAATCATCAGAGCAGAATCATTTACTGTAAGTTCTTCTTTCCACGCTCTACCAAAGGGAACTTTTCCATCAGAATATCTATCTGGACTCGATTCGTTTCTTTTTGGTAGTAATACACCCTCGGCATATATCGGACAAGTCAACCATGTCAATGGAATTTCGGGGATGAAATTTATGTTACTCATGTGTTACAATACCTACTGTAGACTATATGTTGAAACCCTGAAGGAACTCCACCCTTTAGGGTTTTCTTATTATATATCATTGACAATGATTTGTCTATGTACTACAATAGTAATGCAACTCAGGCTTTTATAGCCAACACGCATTATGCCTTTCATTTCAACCGTTGCTAGAGAAGATGCAGCATCTTCAAGTAGCACAAAAGACGATTATTTAAATCCACCAAATGTTAAAAGTGGACAAAAAGTTCGTTTTAAATTGTTAGCTGAAGAGCCTTTCATGTTCTATGAACTATGGGGTAACGAAGTTAACAACCCAGAAAGACGTAAGCCATTTCGTTTTGCTGAAGATCCTACCGCAGAGGATATTACAGAAAAACTTGGTGATGACTACGTTAGATCACTTTCCAGAGATGGCAAGATGAACGAGCCTTGCAAGATAGCTCACGCAGTTCCCATATACAACTATGACCTGGAACGTGTACAGGTATTTTCTTGGACTCAAAAAACAATCACTCAGCAATTTGACGTAATCAGTCAACTAGATGATTATGAAGATATGACTGAATGTGATTTTTACTTGTCTCGTACAGGTGAAGGTACAGATACAAAGTACACTGTACAAGCTGCCCCATTGAAAAAAGCTATGGCTAAAGCTGTAGATGAAGCATGGGAAGCAGAGAAAGAGTTCGATCTCGAAAGACTTCTTAAAGGTGGTAATCCCTTTAAAGAAGAAGAATAATCCCCATTCATACGGGAGTCTCTATTGACTCCCTTTTATTTTGCTGTATATTAATTATGGGAACGTGTATTTATTATCCATTCATGGGAACGCTAGACAAACAAAATGCCCTAGCATCACTCAGAACATGGAATCTCATTCAAGACAATAGTGGACCGTACAGAGTCTACCGTGACGAAAAGAACAATATATATCACTCAGTAACACATATCCTAAAAGAAACCGCACCCCAACATACAAAAGATGCCCTTGAAAACTGGCTTAAAAGGTCCGATTCTATTGTGGAGCGTGACATTGCTTGCGAAAGAGGTAAGCTCGCACACAGCCATGCAGAATTTATTCTCAAACTTGCAGCAAAATTTGCAAGGCAAAACTCGAACAAAAGAGGTTTATGGAGGACTGGATCGGATGGACTGGAACGCTGTCCGAAAAAAGTCACTCAATGGGGTCTACAAAAAGCAGTTGAATCCGCACCGCGTGTTAGCTGGAGTGCGTCAGGCTACGCCAGAGGTTTACGATCATTCATACTGGATCGTGTAACGGCCATTCATGCAGTTGAGTTCTCCGTGTACAAACCAGGATACGGATTTGCTGGCACAGCAGATGCCCTATTAGATATTGATGGAGATGGGCCATTCATAGTGGACTGGAAAACTGCCAAAGAAGTACGATCTGACGATATGATCGAACAATTCTGCCATCAACTTGGAGCGTATAGTTTAGGTCTACAGCATCTCACGGGCATCAAACCAAAATACGGTGCAGTTGTGGTAGCTCGCAGAAGTGGAAAACCTCAAATAAAAATCCTCAACAACTTGGAGTTGCGAGGATCAGAAAGTATATTTTTAGATAGAGTGGATCGTTACCACAAAAACCTTAAGGAGTTAGTGGTAGTCTAATATTCTCATAAATACGTTTTCTTGATGTTCAGTTAACTCAAAGTCCATATCCCTTAAAATGTCATAAAGTTTTATCATGTCATAGGATTGATCTTCTGTTAAACTAATTGTTTTCATTGGATCGCCTTTAATCATTTTGCAATTCCTCCATCATTTTATCGACAGCTTCGGCACATTCTCCGCACCTCCACCCCTCTACATCATCAGAATAAACTGAATATCTGTTAACAAATCTACCCGAACCAAAATGGCAGGGTAGACCACAGTCAACACAAATCTGGGAATCAAATAAATTCTTCATCATTCTCCATAGGAAAAAATTTATCATCAGGATCGGGGTAAACCCCACAATCCTGTAGATATTGGATCGCATCATCTTCACGCTGGCTGTCCAGTGCGGATTGATGGTTGTGTAAAAAGGAGTCCATTAATCCTCCTCCTCGAAAATATCTATAACCAAACAAGTTTGACTATTTTCTATTTTTGTACATAACCAATTAATTGCTTTATGGTTATTTGTTTTCCAGTTACCATCATTATCTTTAAATAAATGAATTTGATCTTCTGGAATATCTATTGGGTCGATAGATAGTTCGTATCTGTTTTTCATTGTTTTTTAAACCTCACAAGTAGTTTTGAGTATGTTTCGATAGTGCTGCAATACTCTTTAATCTTCCCATCAATAAGAAAGTCATTCGCACTGTCTAGTACGTTTGCGAGTATTTCATCTTTACTATCCTTAAGTCGTTTATCTGGATCGGGTTTTGAAGTCTCCCACTTATAGAGATTCCATTGATCCTTATAGTATCTGTACGCAGTAGCTATTGGAATACCATGATCCTCCGTAAGAATTTCAACTATATCTTTTCGAGATAGTTTATCTTTTGGATCGGTTTTCTTTTCATTTTCTACTAACGTAGTCATGATAAACTCTTCAGCACTTTCCTTATCCATTCAATAACCTCCTTTTATGTTCTCTAGCTTCGCTAAGAGAATCGTGAAATTCGATTACTTCATATAGGACACTATCAAAGTTATAGTCGTCCCAGTACTCCTTCCATATTTCGTACAAGCTGGTACGATACCTATTTTCAGGGTGCTTCATATTCCACTTGAGTAGAATATAGTAAGGTTTAATCTTCATAGTCCTCCTTCTTTGGGTACTCTCCGTTCTGTATCCAGTAAGCTAATGAAGCAATTTCTTTTGAAATCATGTTTGCGTCATAAAATTGAAAAGGCTCCCATAAATTTTCTTCGAGTTGTTCATCTTTATACTCTTCCCACTCTTCATCAGTGAGTTCTCCTTCTGGATCGGAGTCTAAAAACCATTCATTAGATAAATGGTCAGTTAAATAAAAACCTGATGCCCATTGAAAACAAGCATCTTCAAAAGATAATTTTGATTTTTTAGTTTCTTCAGTCATTGTTAAAATTAGCGTATTTAATAAAAGTGGATTCAAACGCGTTATACAGTATCGTTTGATTATCTGGATCGGCTTGTAAATAGCAAAAAGCGAGGGAAGCTATAAAGCTACCCCCGAATCTATTCATGTTGTCCAGTGCGGTATTTATTTGATATTTGTCCATTACCAACTGGATTGATAATAAAAATCATCAAAAGGAATATCCTTAGTCAATGTTGGGAACTTTTCATTAAATTCCTCAGTGGACATTGTGCCGTGATGGGTTTTTAAATTAAGGCATCTACACTTGTGAGCGTTTTCGGCTGCTGTCTGGTACGTTATGATTTTGTCGATTTGTTCCTTAGTATTTTTTAAATCCTCGAAGTAATACTCATCATATTCCTGAGAACCAAAAAAGAAACCTTCAGTAGTGGGAAGTAACTCACTAGCTGCTGCGGTTGAGACTAAAGCTGGTTCGATAGTTTTACTAAGAAGTTTTAGTTGATCTAAACTGACAGAGTACTCCGCACAGTTATCCTTACCACCCTGTACGTTTTCGACAAACCACTGGTGGATTTGATTTGATTTTCTCCAGTACATTAGAGGGAATTGCACCGTATAGCATGACCAAGATGTGTCGTAATCTATTGGAGCGTTCTCCATGCCATGATTATTGAGTAAACTTGTAAACTCAAAAGTTTTTTCAAAAGGAGGTTTATATTGTCCTTGAGGATAAATCCCGAAAGTTTTAGTACCTCGGAAGTACATATCTAAGCCCATAATTAATTGTGGATTAGTGAACAATTCTATTATAGTATTATTCTAGTATTTTGTAAATATTCTCAAAAATAAATTATCACTGATAATTCTGAGAATTTTGAAAATCGCCTTTCATACTAGCTGCTACGCTTGACTTCAAAAAACCTAAAAAAAGCCTTTCATAAGCTACTTTTTTCCTGACTTGAGAAAAAATTTTCTTGACGAAACTCACTGGTATAGCAGGGATTTTTTTAGGCGCAGTGGATTATATGAAAAAATTTTTCCCAGAAAATTTTGAGAAAAAAGTTTTCCACAGGACAGTACGCAAAATGTCACGCACTATATACTATGAGTAAAAATACCTATAAAAAAATATTTTCTTAAATATAGATTTGATAACTTTATTGTCAACTACTAGCTAAAAAAATTTTATTAGATTAATATATTAAAGATACTATTTATATAGTATTTTTCAAATTCACCCAAAATTTTTAAAATGGAAAATTTTCAAAACGACTTTTTAAACCAATTAGAAAACAGTTTTAAAAACTCAACTAGCCAATTTTCACAACAAAATAATCAATTAGTTGCGGAAAATTTAGGTTATCAAAATTCATCGAATGAAACTATTTATAAAGGTTCAAGTTTTATAGATGATGTTTTTAAAGAAGATTTAGACGGAATTTTTAAAAAACATAATCTAGATTTTGAAGCAATTAAAACCCCTCTATTCTATAAAACTACATCAGGAGAATTAAAAGAGGTTACTGACCATCAAGCAATTATTAATAACAAAAATAATAATCTTTTAAATATTCCTAAGTTGCAATACACAACACTTCAATTAAGCACTATAAAAAATCTTATTCAATCAATAAGAGAATATACAACAATTGAAAGTATAATGAATATTGACGATAAAAGATTTGTATTTAATTTAGCTATTGATAATCAAATACAAGATGTTCAAAAAGATGATCCGCATAAATTAAGACTTGTAATAGTATCAAGTCATGATAGTTCTGTTTCTTGTCACATATCATTTATACATTTTAGAATGTTTTGTTTTAATCAAATGAATAAATTAAAACAATCTAATCCTTTAGTGTTTAAGCATACACGCTCTATTAATGATAATGTTTCTAGACTTGGTTCTATTATTGACTGGAATAAGGGACAATTTACAAAGTCAATCGAAGAATATAAGTATATGGTACGCAAAGAAGTAAAAGAAGAACAAGTTAAACAAGTGTTAGAAAATTTATTTTATGATAAATGGAAAAATAAAAAAGTCTGTATTGATAGAACTTTAAAAACTCAAAGAGATAAAACATATCTTGATTTAGTTGAGGTTAAGCAGATAAAAGAGAATTTAGAAAAAGAATTTAGTCTAAATGGTAGAACTGCTTACAGTTTACATAATGGAATTAATTACTATTATTCTCATCAAATGGGAGCTAGTAATATAAAAGACGAAAGCGAAAAGGCAAGAATAAGAATGGAACAGAATTATTATGGAAGATCAGCGCAAATAATAGATAAATCTAAAGAATTATGTTTAGCTTTATAAATACCTAAGCTAACAACTAATAAAACTAGCTCAGGAACTAAAAATCCTGAGCTTTTTTAATGCAAATTCAAAAAATTTTCTTAAGTTAAGTCCAATATGAAACAAGTGAAAAATGAATGATTTTAAATTTTTAATGACTATTACTACATTACTACAATAAAAATTATAGGATTATTAACTTTAGACTTGAGAACCATTGCAAATACTAGGTTTTTTATAGTCAATTCTTACTAATCTCATAAAAAAATTTAGTGTTTTATTGCTTATATTGTATTAGACAACAAGAAAATAAATGTTAAAATAGAGTAGGCAACACGCCTATTTTTAAACACCCAAATTAAAAAGGAGTAAAACCAGTGACCACAACAACAAAACCAAATCAAACAAATCTTCCCGAAGAAAATTTTGGAAAAGTTTTAATTTCTAGTTCATTAACTTTTTATATGGATAGAAACCCCGCAATAGTTTCAGAGGTTTTTGATTATCTGGAGCAGCATTTCTTCAAAGGAATTTTTAATGGAGGTCGAGACAATCAACAATTATGCAAACAAGCTATTGATGCAGAAAACGGAGGAATTTTGTATGGCTGGTACACACTAAGCACGGGCAGAAAAATTATGATTAAGTGTGTAGGTTATGGATTAAAAGAAAATCAAATGGATTTAGAACAATTTACGAAAGCAGATTATAACAACACTATGATCATGTTTCCAAGTGACGATTAACAAAAACTACATCAGGAATTAAATCCAATGAAAACACCCGAACAAAAATTCAAATCTAAAATAAATAAAATTATTATTAGATTAACTAATCAAGGCAACCACACAGCCGCGAGCCAACTTTATCAAACCTATTTTCTTTATAAAAAATCATTATGACCAAACGAACCAAAAAACAAATTAAAGAAGATGCAAAAGCAATGAAGGAATTAAATGAGTGGTCACGCAAAGTTTTCGGCTACACAAAAAACGGCTGGCTTTATGTTGATAATAAACCAGTTTCTTATATAGGAAAAGAAGATGAAGACGAATTTTAAAAACTGTTTTTATTCTCTTACGTCATACCCACTCTGTAACACCCAAACCACTATGAAACGAAACCGCCCCAGAGCCAAAGCGATAACGATTAATTTAAATAAACAGTTTTTCGCTATGGTGTTTTTCGTAATTACTTTTATTGGTGCGAGCTACTACGCACCCGAACATCTACCGCAGCAGCCACCGACCCAAATTAAAAATTAATCGGAGGAGCTGCAGCAGCCACCACGCCCGCAAAATTACGCGGGCTTTTTTTATTGCTACCACGCACACAAGCCACCGCACACACAAGACACCGCACGCAGCAGACGGGGCACAGTTGCAAAAAAATTTTTTTATTTTTTACTTACCACGGAACTTACTGATAAATCAGCAAATAATACTAACTTTTCTTCCCTTCTACACTTATAGATAATGTTGGAGTGTTTAAGTTGATTGTCTCTTCACTCTCCCCAAGAACCTTGCCTAATGAATCCAATATCTGAGCAGCAGTTTGAAGCTGACCTCTTCTCATTGCCTTGTTGAAAAGTCTCATCCTCATCCCCTGGAGTCGTGAAATCATTTTTTCTCTATCTTTTTCCCAATCCTCATCGTTCCATTCTTTTACTTGTCTCCAATCTCTCCACGCTGTTTCGATCCCAATGTTTTCCTTTTTTGCGTGATCGTGAACTAATTGTCTAGTTGTTAAGCCCTCAAGCTGACGATTATACAATTTTTGCCTTCTCGCTTCAATAACTACATCTGGATTTCTCTTTCCACAGACTTTACCACCCATAGGTGCATTGGGACTGTCTACATCTGGTCGATAGTATGCTTGAGCCACGGACTAAATAAATACTAATACTTGAATAATAACCCTAAAAACACTGTTTAGTCGACTAAAACACGGAAATTTGTTGATATTTAAGCTATTCTTTACTACATGAGTACAAAAACAGCCGAAAATCTCTCACTTAGATGGGCACAGGGGGAGGTGTTCAACGCAAAAAACCGATTTAGAGTCCTCGTGGCTGGCAGAAGATTCGGAAAATCTTATTTATCCTGTATCGAATTACTAAAAGCAGCAATAGACCGCCCTGGCGAAACCTACTTCTACTGTGCCCCAACATATCGCATGGCAAAAGACATAGCCTGGAAAGAAATAAAGAAACTAATCCCACGAGAATGGATTCAATCCAAAAACGAAACAGATCTCAAAATAGAACTAATCAATGGATCGCTAATCGAACTCAAGGGCACAGAAAACGCAACAACCCTGCGTGGCCGAAGCCTAGCTGGAGTAGTACTTGACGAAGCAGCTTTCATGGATTCTGATGTCTGGTTCCAAGTTATTAGACCAGCCCTCGCAGACAAACAAGGTTGGGCACTTTTCATATCTACACCAGACGGCACAGCATCTTGGTTCTACGATTTATGGTGTTACGTTCCAGAAGATGATACAGGTGATTGGAAACGCTGGAGCTTCACAACAATAGACGGGGGTAATGTTCCAGAAGAAGAAGTCGAAGCAGCAAAGGCCCAACTAGATAGCAGAACATTTAAGCAGGAATTTGAGGCAAGTTTCGAGAATCTCACTGGTCTCGTTGCAGTCTCCTTTTCAGATTCCAACATTTCTACCGAAGCGGAGGACATATCCATCGCCCCACTTTTATTAGGGGTCGATTTTAACGTAGATCCACTTTGCGGTATATGTGCAGTTCGCTATCGAGACATACTTTACGTCTTTGACGAGATAATTTTGACGGGTGGTGCAACAACCTGGGATTTTGCTGAAGAAGTTACAAATCGTTACGGAGTAGAAAGACGCATCATTGCTTGCCCTGACCCAACAGGTGCAGCCCGAAAAACATCAGGAGTAGGTTCAACGGACCACACTATTCTGCGTAGAAGCGGATTTACTGTGTCATCTCCCAGATCTCCCTGGAAAGTTCGTGACAAAGTAACCGCAATCAATACTGCACTATATGACGCAATGGGAGAACGCAGAACTTTGATTCACCCACGCTGCAAAGAGCTTATAAAATCTCTCAGAACTCTTACTTACGCTCCAAACACAGGTATGCCAAACAAAAACCTTGGAGTTGACCACGCATTTGACGCTTTTGGCTATCTTTGTCTCCAACAATTCAACCTTGCCAAACCAGAGACATTAGGCCAAACTTCGTTTAGAATATACTAAGAACTACCTAATTCTTACTATGTACCATTCTACTACTAAGAAAAAGAAGAAGAAAAAGAAGGGAGGTAAAAAGCGTGGCGAATGTTCCTGTA